GTGGGCAAAAGAAGTTTAAACACAAAGGGGCTGCTTCGGTAGTCCCTTTTTTAATGAAACAATGAAAGGAAGGTAGTAGTGTGTATCCGTTAAATTCATTTAATCCATACGGAGCAATGACAGACTATGTAAATAACATAGTAAATGCCGCAGCAGATAACATTCTTTCGGATAAAGCCTTCTTAGAGAAAGAGATTCAAGAATGGAAGGATAACCCTAAGAGAAAAGAAATGGTTATTGCTGACCGTTATTATAACGGCGACCAAGCTATTTTGCTGCGAGTAAGACAAGCTATAGGGCAGGATGGAAAGATGGAAACACTTAACAACCTACCAAACAATAGAATTGTAGATAACCAGTACAAAAAGGCGGTGGACGAAAAAAAGAATTACTTTATTGCCAAGCCTATTACGATTACTTGCGATAATTTGGAATATGGCAATGAGGTAAAGAAACGTTTCAACGCGAAGATGCATTCAAAACTAAATAGAGTATGTAGGGAGTGTATCGACAAAGGAATTGCGTACTTATATCCATATTACAACGAAGTAGGCGAATTATGTTTTAAACATTTTCGTTCATGGGATGTAATACCGTTTTTCGAAGATGAAGAGAGAACAATACTTCGAAGTTTTGGACGCTTATATACCGTAGAAGGATATAAGGGTAACAATAGAAAATTGTTTGAGTTTTTCGAATATTACACCAAAGACGGTGTAGAACATTACAGACTTGAAGGAAACGAACTTATACCAGACGAAGATTATAACGGCATTACGCCTTATATGTATATACCGTCAGAAGGCGGCATTTCGAAAGGTTATAATTGGACTAAGATACCACTTATAGTTTTTAAGAGAAATGATAAAGAAGAACCATTAATACGCGGCGTAAAGTCAATCCAAGATGCAATCAATGAAATAGTGTCAAATTTCGTAAACAACATGGAAGAAGATACACACAATACAATCATGGTTCTTGTAAACTACGATGGTGAAAATCTTGGAGAGTTTAGACATAACCTTGCTAAATATGGTGCGGTTAAGATTACAACCGTTGATGGGCAAGCAGGCGATGTAAAGACATTGCAAGTTGAGGTAAACGCCGAAAACTACAAAGCGATTCTTACACTTCTCAAAGATGCGCTTGTGGAAAATGCAAAGTCATTTAATGTTAAGGATAATAGATTAACAAGCGATGCCAACCAGATGCATATTTCATCAATGTATCATGATATGGATTTAGACACAGACGATATGGAAGTCGAGTGGCAGAGTGCCATTGAAGATATGATGTTTTTTGTTAATGAAGATATCAAGCGTACAATGGCTATTCCAAATGATGCAGATATTAAATTTACATTTAACAGAAATATGATGATTGATGAAACGCAGCTTATTCAAAATTGCGTTGTTTCTAAGGATATTATTTCAGACGAAACAATCCGAAGTAAGCACCCTTGGTGTATCAATCCAGAAAAAGAATCGCAGCTTGTGAAAGCGCAGCGTGAAGATGAAATGGGTTACAATCCAACGAACTATACTCCGAATTATGAAAAGGAGTGATAGCTAATGGATGAACTGACAAACGCAATGCTTGAATTGGGTACTGACGATTACCTAGATGATATGGATTATTTACATGGACTTCTGCGTGAGCAGGAAAAGAAAAAGCGTGAAGTCCTTGCTATGATTATTTTGTTTTGGAAAACCAAAAAGAACAAGCGAAAGTTGCTTAAGGAAATAGAACGCGAATTAGCTATTTATTTTGAGGACTTGGAAAAGTCATTGAATAGCAAGTTTAAAGAAAAATTTGAATTAAGTTTTCTTATGTCAACATACATTCAGCATAAGTTCTTTACTGCTTTTCCAGTAGCTATACCAGAAATGCCAGATATGAAATGGCATGTGGGTGAAAAGTCATACGTTGACGATTTGGAATATTTCAAAAATAGGCTATTCTACGATATAAAAAAGAACATTGAAAGTGGTTTGGTTCTTGAAGAAACAGAATCGGAACTTTCAGACATTGTAGATAAACCTTTTGGAACATTAAATAAGAGTACAAAAAGCCTTACGGATACGGAACTTACTTTCGTTGAACGTAAAGCAACCATTGAATCAATAAAAGCATGTGGCGGCACACATTATTTGTATAAAGCTACACTAGATACAAAAACTTGCGAACGATGTACTGAACTTGATGGAAAAACTTTTAATGTCAGCACTGCGCAAGTAGGAGTAAACTTTCCACCGATGCATCCGCATTGTAGATGTATTGTAACTATGGTTGGAAAAGAAAGCGAAAAATCAATCCCAGACACTATGAGTTTTTCCGTATGGATGAACAAATTTGTTAAGGGGTGATTTGAATGTGCAAATTCGGCGTTATCAAATTCATAATGCCAAGCAGTAGCGGCGGCAGATATATGCTTATGTGCAGCAAAACAAAAAAAGAATGTTTTAATCAGTGTAAAAACAAGCGTGTCAAAAAATGATGCGCTTTTTTTATTGCCTTTATGACTAGGCGTTAAAGAAGTCAAAATTCAGTCGGCAGACGTAAACGTGCGTAAAGGAGAATTGCAATGAAAAGAGAATTGCTAAAAGGTCTTGGCTTAGAGAAAGAGGCTATAGACACAATTATGGAAGAGAACGGAAACGACATTAACAATGCCAGACGTTCAGTAACAGACGATTTAACCAGTCAGATTGAGGAACTTAAAAAGCAGATAGCCGAAAGAGATACGCAGCTTGAAAACTTAAAAGGAATTGATGCCGAAGGCTTGAAAGCAAAAATCGAAGAATTGCAGAACGAGAATAAGGCTACCAAAGATGCATACGAAAACCAGATTTCAGCAATGCGCTATGATGCCGCAATCAGAAATGACTTGATGGCAGCAGAGGCTAAAGACATTGACATGGTTTTAAAGCTGATTGATAGCACAAAGGTAACTTTAGACGAAAACGGAAAAACAGTGGGATTAAAGGAACAGATAGACGAACTTTTGGCAAACGATATGACAAAAGCATTTTTTGGAACTACCGTTGCAGTACCAAGCGGAACTACGCCTGTGGGAACTGCAACACCACCTAAAGTAAAGAAACCTAGTGAAATGTCTTATTCAGAACTTAGTGAATTTATGGCAGCTAATCCAAACGTAGACATTAACTCACTTGGATAATAAAACCATTTAAAATGAAAAGGAGAAATTAAAAATGGCAAACACAAAATTTGATAGCAAGTCATTTAACGCCGAGGCATTTAAGTACAGCGTTGACAGAGTACCTAATCTAACAACTAACGAACTTAAGAAGTCACGCGCACTTAAGGCAAATAGTGATATTTCAGATGTAATGACCGCACAGAACGGCGTTGCATATGCAAGAATCGCTATGAGAGGACTTCTTGATGGTGACGCAGTAAACTACGATGGACAGACAGATATTACTGCAACATCAACAAAGACATTCGAGCGTGGATGTATCGTTGTAGGTAGAGCAAAGGGATGGACAGAGAAGGATTTCTCATACGATGTAGCAGGCGTTGATTTCATGGATAACGTAGCGCAGCAGGTAGCAGAGTACAAAGACACACTCGACCAGAATACAATCCTTGCTATTCTCGAAGGTATTTTCAAGATGACTGGAACAAAGAACGAGGAGTTTATCGCAAAGCACACAACTTCTATTGCTACATCAATGACCGCTACAACACTTAATAGTGCAGCAAACAAGGCTATGGGTGCTAACAAGAAGAAACTTGCACTTTGCTTCATGCATTCAGACGTTGCAACAAATCTTGAAAATCTTAACCTTCTTGAACATCTTAAGTATACAGACGCGCAGGGTGTACAGAGAAGTCTTGACCTTGCTACATGGAATGGCAAACTTGTTGTTATTGACGATGCAATGCCAATTATCCATCATGACAAGTCTGGTGACGTTGAGGCTTATGACGAGTATGTAACATACGTTCTTGGCGAGGGCGCATTCGATTATTCTGATATTGGCGCTAAAGTTCCATACGAAATGTATCGTGATCCTGCAAAGAACGGCGGCGAGGATACACTTTACGCTAGACAGAGAAAGGTTTTCGCTCCTTTCGGTATTTCATACGAGAAAGCATCGCAGGCAAGCCTTTCACCTACAGATGCAGAGTTAAAGAATGGTGCTAACTGGACACTTGTACATTCTGGTGAGAGCGTAGCAGCTAACAGAACATACATTAACCACAAAGCTATTCCAATCGTAAAAATTGTAAGTAGAGGTTAATTTATGGCAACGGTAAATGAGGTTAAAACACTATTAAATGCATTTGGTTACAAAGTTCCCACAGATGAAGATGCATTAATAACGATGCTATTAGAAGATGCAGAAATAAGCATAATGACACAGTGTAATGTTGCCGAGTTACCGTCACAATTAGACCGAGTAATAGTTTATCGTGCGGCAGGGGCGTTTTTAGAGATAAAAGCGTCCACCGCATCTTTATATGACTTCGTAGAGGTAAACTCGATTGCAAAGAAAATAGTCGAAGGAGATACCACTATTGAATATGCGGTATCAGATAGCGATACACCAACACAAAAACTAAACAAAGTAATAAAGGCGTGGAAGTCTTATGGAATAAGAGAAGTAAACGCTTTTAGGAGAATGCGATGGTAAATGTAAGGGAAGCAATCGAAAGTAGATACGAAGGTCTAGCAACTATAACGGTCTTGGAATCAAGGCGCGTAAATGGCGTAACAAAAACAATTACTACAGAATTATGCAAAAATCAACCATGCAGGTTGAGTTATAAAAGTGGGAATACGGCATCTACTAACGGCGATTTGCCGACTGCGTACCAAGAAATTAAGTTGTTTATTTCGCCAGATGTTGAAATTCCTAGCAGTTCAAAAATAGTAGTAACGCAGCACAATGTAACTAATGAGTATAGAAGAAGTGGCAAACCTATGGTTTATACCAATCATCAAGAAATTCTACTAGAATTAATAGAAACGAGTTGATTGTATGGGTTTTGAACATAAAGAACTTGACTTCCTAAAGGAAAGAATCAATAACGCATATAAAACAAGCCTTGAAGGTGAAATGACGGAAATAGCAGAGTTTATCGCTAGAGAACTTATAACAATAGTAAGAGGACGTACACCAGAAAGTAAACCAGTAACAATAAATGGTCATACATACTGGGCATATGAATTTTACGGAAAGCGTTTAGGCGGTGACTTAAATAGGGCATGGCTTAAAGATAACGAAAACTTAATTGTTCATAAGTTCGGACATCAATACGTTGTTACCGTTGTGAATAATACGTATTGGGCAAGTTTTGTTGAGGAAGGTCACGCACAACACGTAGGAGAGAAATTTCCAGTATATGTTGACGGCAAGTTAGAGTACAGAACACATAAGCAAGGTTTTATCAAAGGTCAACACTACTTACGATTATCTGAAAAGGACTTAGAGCGAAAATCTCAATCCCTTGTAGGTAAAAAGATAAATAGATATTTTACGGAGTTGTTCAATGTTAAATGAGATTTTAGATGGAATCACAGATGCTTTGTATGAAGAGTTTGGCGATGATTATAACATCTATATCGAAGAAGAGGAACAAAGTGTACAAGAACCTTGTTTCTTCGTAAACTTACTCGAAACTTCCAACTTTAAAAAAATAATGGGGCGTTATTACTCTACTAATAGTTATTGCATTACTTATTACCCAAAGACAGAGCAGCAGGCGCGTGAAGAAAACGTATATTATGATCCGAATGTCGAGTGCAATACGGTGACTGATAGATTAACTGAATGTCTTGAATATATAACTCTAAATAGTGGTGTTGTTCTCCACGGAACAGAAATAAAAGCGAAAGTATCTAACAAGATACTTTCTTTTTTTGTTGATTATGATTGCATTACCAAAAATGCAACGCTTGGCGAGTTAATGCAAGAACAAAAACTAAATCAAGTTAGGAAGTGATTACATGGCAGCTAAAGAGGTTGTTAAGTATTTAGGTGCAGATATTATTTCATCCACGAAGTATGCAGCTTTTAAAGATGTGTTAAATGCTTTACTGGATGCCAATAAGGAATATAGCACCGAAGAAATAGACAAGGTTATATTTAGTTATAACAAAGCAAAATAGAAGGGAGAATACACACTATGTTAGGTGGAGGAAATTTCACAGTACAGAACAAGGTATTGCCTGGTGCTTACATCAACTTTGTAAGTGTGGCAAGTCCAAGTGTAGGAATTTCAGATCGTGGAAATATCGGTTATGCCGCAGCGCTTGGTTGGGGCGATACAGTGACCGTTATTGATGGTTCAAAGATTAAGGATATCAAAAAGTTATTAGGATATGCCGTTGACGATGAACACATTAAGGATATCAGAGATATTTTGCTTCACGGCACAACATTATATCTTTATAGACTTGATGGTGCAGGAGTAAAGGCATCTAACGATTATGCAACTGCAAAGTATGCAGGAACAAGAGGTAACGCAATTAAGATTGCTATTGCAAATTCACTTGATGTAAGCGGAAGTTATGTTGTAACAACTTACCTTGATGCAGTTGCAGTAGACAAGCAGGTTGTAGCAACGGCAGCAGACTTAAAGGAAAATGATTTTGTAACATTCAAGACAGATGCATCACTTACAGTTGAAGCAGGCGCAAGCCTTACTGGTGGTACAGATTCAGATGTAAACGGTGAGGCATACACTGCGGCATATGCAGAGTTTGAGAAGTACCCACTTAATGCGGTGGCAATTACTTCTACTACAGAGGCTATTGTTAAGGTATTTGCTGCATGGGTTATTCGTATGCGTGAAGAAGTTGGTTTTAAAGTGCAGGGAGTTTGCAAGTATGCCGCAGACCACGAAGGTATTGTAAACGTTGACGATGTTAAGGCTATTCCTTGGGTGGTAGGAGCAATCGGCGGTTGTGCCGTAAATGCATCATGCACAAACATGCTTTTTGATGGAGAGAACGAGATTAAGAGTGATTATACACAGAGTGAACTTAGCGCAGCTATCAAGGCAGGAAAACTTGTTTTCCATACCGTAGGCGATGAAGTAAGACTTCTTTCTGATATCAATTCGCTTGTATCTCTTACGCCAGAAAAGAACGAAAGTTTCCAGATGAACCAAGTTATTAGAGTTCTTGATACAACCGCAACATCCGTTGCAAGTATTTTCTGTGACACATACCTTGGAAAAGTCCTTAACAATTCAGATGGACGTACATCCCTTAAGTCGCAGTTAGTTAAGATGTGCGAAGAGTTACAGAATATCGGCGCTATTGAGAACTTCAACAGTGAGGATATAACAGTTGAAGCAGGCAATCTTAAGAAGTCCGTTGTAGTCAACATGGCAATTACACCAGTTGTAGCTATGGAGCAGCTTTATTGCACTGTTTCAGTTAACTAGAAAGGAGCAATATAAATGGGTACAATTCAAGCGCAGGATACAGTGCATGGTTCTAGTGCATCATGCTATGTAGTAATTGGCGGCAAGCGTTATAATTTCGCGCAGGCAATTTCTCTTGAAGCTAAAGTTACAAAGAATAAGGCTAAAGTTCCTATTCTTGGACAGAGAGCAAAGGGAAACAAGGCATCAACAGTAGAGTATAGCGGAAATATGAAACTTCACTACAATAACTCTATTATGCGTAAGTTGATGCTTGATTATACAAAGAATGGCGTTGATGCTTACTTTGATATTGAGGTAACTATTGACGATAAGGCATCTACAGTAGGTACACAGAGTACAATCTTATATGGATGCAATCTTGACAGTATCATCGTTGCTAAGTTTGATGCAGATTCAGACGAGTACATGGATGAAGAGTTTGACTTCACATTTGAAAACTGGGATCTTCCGCAGGCATTTACAAACCTTGCGGTTATAGAAACAGTTTAATTTTCATTGGGTAGATAGGTCAACGTAACCGAAAGCGCTTAGTCCTAGCGTTTCTACCCTTTAAATAGGACTTTTAATACGAAAGGGCGGTATTATTTTATGAATGAATTAGAGTTATTTTTTGCTGATAATGTGGAAATTTCATCTGAAATTCCTTATGTGGTATCAGATAGGTTCAAGGATAAAGACGGCAAACCAATTGAATGGAAATTACGTCCAGTTAGTGCGGACAGAAACAATGAATTAAAGAAAATGTCAACTAAGAAAGTACCAGTTGTTGGAAATAAAAACGCATATAAGCAGGAATTTGACGCAAACAAGTATAGCATTTTACTTACAACAGAAAGCGTAGTATATCCAGACCTTACAAATGCAGCTTTGCAGGATTCATGGTCTAAAAAAACTGGGGAAAAGATTTTTGATCCAGAGAGATTACTTGGCGTAATGTTGTTATCTGGTGAGTTCGACTTACTTACTGCGAAGGTAAGTGAAATCAACGGTTACGGAGAAGATATTAACGAAGAGGTTGACGAAGCAAAAAACTAATAGCGAATGATGGAGAGGCAGCAATCCTTCATTTCTGCATTCAAAAACTTCGATGGAAACCGCGCGAATACATGGAATTGACAGACAAAGAAAGAGCGTTTGTAATTGCAAGTGTTCAGTTGCGAATTGAAAGCGAACAAAAAGCTGCAAAAGAAATTAAAGCTAAAAGGTAGGTGGTTTAATGGGTGCAGTTACCACTACACTTAAAATAAATGACCGTATATCCAAACCTTTACAGACTATAGCAAAAAACATAGAAGTTGTTACTAAGAGCATGGAAACTGCAAATAAAAGCGTGGACACGTTCGGAAACAACTTCGGAAAGCTAAATTTTTCGAGCAATATAAATAAAGCGAGTTCGTCACAAAGCGAGTTCAATAGACAACTTAGCGAGGGAAACAGTGCAGCACAAGCACTCAACAGTACGCTAAAAAAAGTAGCTGCAACGTACCTTGGAATACAAAGTATTGGAAAGTTAATTGAAACGTCTGACTTCATGGCATCTAGTGGGGCAAGACTTGATTTAATGAGTGATGGAAAGTCAACAAATGACGAATTAAAGAGTATGGTATGGGCAAGTGCTAATGAGGCAAGGGCATCATACGCAGACACATTAAACCAAGTAGCAAAACTTGGTACTAATGCAGGAAAATATTTCGGCAGCAACGCGCAGATAGTTAAATTTGTAGAAGAGTTTAACAAATTAGGTCGTTTGAGTGGTGCGTCAGTTTATGAATCATCACAAGCTATGTACCAGTTAACGCAGTCTATGGCTAAAGGTAGACTAGACGGTGACGAGTTGCGTTCGGTAATGGAAGGTATGCCACTTGTTACAAAAACCATCGCTGATTACTTGGGTGTAAGCACTGGTAAGATGAAAGAAATGGCAGCAGACGGCAAAGTTACGGCTAATGTTGTACGCGAGGCATTATTAGGCGCGGCAGCAGATACAGACGCTAAGTTTGGTGCTTTGCCTATGACGTTTGAACAAACATGGCAAGTGTTTAAAAACAATGCAACAATAGCGTTTGAAGAAGTAACAAACAAAATCAACGACATAGTAAATAGTAATGGATTCCAACAATTTGCTATGGATGCCGCTAATGCGGTTCAGCAAATATCTATAGTAGTATCTTATGCTATTGATGTAATGGCAGAGTTGGGCAAGATAGTTTATGATAATTGGAGTACAATAGCCATTGTGCTTGGAATAGTGGTTGCAGCGCTTGTTATTTACAAT